ATAGTGCAGGTGAGGAAGTAGAGATACATATTGAAGGTGCGACTTTGGCAAAGATAAAGGGTGAGTAACATCACCCTTTACTTATTCTCTAATTCTCGCATCATAGCAGCTTTTACTTCATGGGGATCGGCATAAAACATTTTCGACGGAGAACAAATACCCAAAATCTTCTTAATCCAATTTATGATAACTTGTAGCATTATTCACCTTCGACTTTCTTACCCCGTAAATCAGCCCCACACGCAGGACAATAATTCCATGTTCCTAACGGCTTGGTGCGTTCACCGTTAGCACCCTTAATCACCGTGAAGAAGTTATATTTGCTTACACCGCACTTCGGGCAGAAATCGTCTATCCAGGTAGTTTGTGTCATATTGCACCTTCCTTTTCAAGATAAACTTTTATAACATCTTCAGCTTTTGCACTAAACAAGCACACTTTACGATTCAAGAATTCGGGTGCTATATTATCATTCCATTCGTCAATCCCTTCCGCCGGAATTATCATAACCGTTGCGTAGTTATCGTCAGGCCCTTCGACTATCTGAACGGTGCTTGTAGCACAATATAAGAATTCTTTAAGTGTCATTAGCATCACCTTCGACTTTCAGCAGCTTCAAGATAGCACTACGAAGTTCAAGGTATTCGCTTAAAGCCGCCGTATATCCGGCTTCATAACCCTTGTTATACTGATCTCGGTCATATTCGAGTGCTTTCTTCAGTTCTTCCTTATCTACATTAAAGCCGTAGCTTTGGCACACCGATACACAATCGTCCTCGTACTTCGTCTGTACCTCGTTAGCTATCATTTCAATAGGCGATTGATAGTTATACAGATTTTCTACCGACTTCAAATCAGCATCGGTTACTTTTGGGTTGTACTTAAAAACATCGTTATCCATTAGCATCACCTTCGACTTTCGACTTTTTCTCGGGGCGGCCTACTCGCTTTTCTTCCCACGGTGTATCGACTTTGATGTAGATGCGATTACCGGATTTGATGTGAGGGAGCTGCCCCTTCTTCAGCCTTGTGCGTACCGTCTGAAGTGGCAAGCCGTGCAGCTTTGCATACTCGGACGATGTGAGATAATCACCAATCATTGTTAGTTCTCCTTCCTGATCCTGCTATCTGATTATTATACACTCTTGATTACTCGGAGCGACTTTATCCAGGAATACGGCATAACATACCCGTCGCAAGTGCATGACACGCCGTAAAGGAATCCGTCATTAAGCAGCTCGTTCACGGTGAATTCTCTATCAGCGTTCGGCACTTTCGACTTTGGCACGATGCGTACTGTATCACCGACTTTTACTCGATCTTCATAATCCATTCTGTTCATAAAATCTTCCTTTCTGTTTCGACTTTCGACTTTCTCACGCATACGCAGGTGGGCGGGTGCGTGAAAACCGGACGGAAAACCTGGGATCACAAGACCTGGCACTTACTACAATTCTGTAATACTACGGGATCGTAGCAGTGTCCGCTTGCGGTGGAATTAAACCCCGTGCGGTTTAGTCCATAGTACACCCAAACGGCAAGCGGAGCAAATAATTAAACCGCTACAAGTTGCATAAAACAGAGCCGGAGATCTTGTGCAGCTTGTCGGATAGTAATTAAACCCCAACGGGTTTAGTATTAGGGCAAGAACAAAACACACCGCACCAACAGAAAGGGGGCAAGATATGAACAATATTGAAATGTGGGAGTTAGCCAAAAGCCTTTACGCTTATGGGTACCGCTCCGAGGATCTCACAAAGCAGGACGCAGAAAACGAGCTTTTCAGAGAGTTTACTGACGCAGAATTTGAAACACTTACAGACACACTTTTTGATTATGAAAATTACACCGTTTACGGTATATGAAAAGGAGAAAAATAAAATGTTACACACTAATTCAAAAATCGTTAGAGAGAGAATCCAGGCTTATATAATTGATAATTTCACAATGCCTTCGGATTTAGGCATTGAAGAAGTTAAAGATCCTACTCCCGACAATTTCAAAGAGATAGCAAAGGCTATCTATCAAGTTTTTAAGCTTGAAGTATATTATCCCGAATCTTGGAGAATGAATCACGGCATGAGTAAACAGAACGCTTTTACAGATTGGTGTCAGGGTTTGCCGTCAATTTTAGATGTACCATATTACTACAAAACGAGTGCGGTAGAACTTCTCGGTGATATTCTCGAAGAAACCGAAAGCGAGCGCAACCGCTACACAGAAGAAAGAGCCGAGCAGCTTTTGACCTATCTGATTTATAGAGAAATAGAGAGGGCTCAATAAGCAAGGCGTTATATATGCGACACGCTCCGAAGTGTTAGACGCTTTTAGGGATCTCTTGCGATACTACGAAACCCAGGACACAACGGAAAACATCAAGGCAGCACGGCAAGCACTTACAGAAGTATTATTACAAACAGAAAGGAAGTCATAAAATGAAAGCTATTATTATCCCCATCAACCCCGAAGAATTAGAGCACGGCGTTTATCTTAATGTTGAAGAAGTAAAATCGTACTTCGTCGAAATCCGTAACACGGACGGCACAATCTACAAAGTGATGTCTATTGATAAGCTCCGTGATTATATACCGCTTACGGTTTGCGGTAAGTCCTACGAAGAACGCCGGAACGATTTGCAGAATAAGGCTATAGAGTGGAGTTTTGCAAGCGGTGCAGCTTGTTGGAGCTACGGCGAATTAGCAGACATTCAAGAGTTTTTCGAGCGTAACGCAAAGAGATACGGGTTAACTCGTGAGTTCAGAGAAAACGGCATTATTTGAAAGGGGGCTATACTATGAAAATTGAATACTATCAGAACGGTGAATTGATGATTGAAGATTGTTACCTTGTATCTTTTGCAGACGAGTACGGCGATATAATAATACAGTTCACAGAGAACACGGCAGATTATTTGATTATAGATAAAGATAACTTTGTTTTGGTTAGAGCTTGTTAAAATCCGGTTTCAGAGAAAGGACGGCACACAATGAGAAATATAAACGACATTATAACAGAGTGGCACGAAACAATATTTGATTCTGATACAAATGCTTTTTTAGATTTTGCAGAGGGCTTGAACATAAACGAATTCACCACAGAGAACGGCATCAAGACGATTTGGCTTGAGGACGGCATGACATACACCGCCCACGGCTACGCAATCAGAGAAACAGACGGGGAAAAGGCACGGGCTATAATAACAGAGCTTGAAGAATACGGCATAGAGTTCAAGGGGGCAAAAGTATGATGTATCTGCTTATGTTCTTACTATTTCCCGTTTGGATTATATCGGACATCGTGAAGGGATCGAAGTAACACCACCACACACCACAAGAGAACACACCGCCCTATATCGGGGCGGTTTTCTTTTGCTCCCGTGCAGCTTAAACCATAGCTCCAGGATTTAGCCCCACAAGCCACCGCACACGCACGGCAATATAAAATCATAGGCACATTAACACAAACGCAATAGAGGGGCATCAGAGGGCATTATAAAGGTATTACACCGAAACGGGTTTAATTATATGTTGTGTTGGTGTGGATCGTTGCAGAGGATAGGAGAAAATGCGAATCATTTGCAAATTTGATTATGGAATCCTGAAAGGCTTGTGATATAAGGGTTTGAGAGGGTTTTGGCTTGCGTTGCGAATTGTAAACCTATTTCAAAAGGAGGTTTACAATTGAACGGTCATTCATATATCAAATTCCATTGATATACCCGTTCTAATTCCACAAAAGAATAATTTTGCCGAATTTCCGAATATGTAAAGCACCCTGCAAGCCTTGAAAATAAAGGGTTTGAGGGTTGTCTGTTAGGGATCGAATACGAGCTTTTATAATTCGGTGTTATTGTCCGTGTATGGCGTACAGTTCCGGCGATACCCCTGGGGTTATAGCAGCATCGGAGAGGGGGCGGGGGTGGGCGTGAAATCACCCGAAGCCCTTAAAAGGCTTTTATATCAACCCTTTCAGCCATTCTGCTCCCACCAATCCACACCTGATCTTCAGTTTGTTTTATTTACAATAATATCGTTCTTTTTACGATACAAATTCACAATAAGTTGCAGATATGTCGTAGAAAAACAGATACGAACCTCGTTTAATATGTTAAAAATTCTTTTATTTTTATAGTTGTTTTTCGACGATATTTTCTATAAGTTTCTCAAATACAATGCAGACCTTCCTATATAGGGAGAACTTATAGGAAAAATCGTTCAAAAAACTCACTTTTCACTTAAAATACCCAAAATTTTGTGAATTTCCTTGATTTTGACCTGATGCTGATGTTCCCGCTATGATCGCAATTTATCTGTTAAGAATTCTTTGAATAAGTCAAGAAAAATCGCACCCTTTATTTTCCTCAAATTCTTTTGTTTAATTTTTAAGCAAAAATTCTAAACACTAAATTTTTTCGGGTTGATGCACTTGTGAAACGACGAAATGTGAGTTATTATGACGACATATGAAGGCTGAAAAGGAGGAATGTTCCATGAGGGGAACGAATGTAATTGAACGGCTGCTGACATTAAGGGGTAATACGCCGCTTATAGATGTAGCTAATAAATGCGGTTATAAGTACGCTGCGAGTTTGACCGGACTTACGGAGAAGAACGATGTTACCGTTGCTACGCTATATAAGGTAGCGAAGTATTTTGGGTACATCATAGTCGTTATGAATCCTGCTGACGACACGGGTAATTCGGATATGGTTATCAGCCAGGAGGACGAGCCGTTACCGTTTGAAGTGAGCAGGACTACTGATAAGAAGCCGAGGGGCAGGCCGAAGCAGGCCTACCGAAAAGGCAGGAGAGTGAAGAACGCCGTTTACAAAGATCCGTATACCGGACAGTTGAAGAAAAGGAAGTGAAGGTATGGCAAGGTTGAAGGAAGTTATATTTGAACGGCTATATGAGAAGGGAATACGCTCGTTTGAGCCTGCTCCGATATTTAAGGGAAGTGCAGGACGGTATTTTAAGAAGCATATATACGATTTTACCTATTCAGATACGGAGCTGCGGCTTTGCAACCTGGCAAAGCACATGGGCGGTGAGATTGTGTTCCGGTACGAGGGTAAGGATTACCCGATTGACGGAGTGAAGCAATTTGATGTTCCGTTTGAAGAAATGGATAGGGATTTAGATACCTGGCTTGTAGGCAAGGTAAAGGAGGAATGAATATATGGAAGGTTTTAACCCGACACCCGTAACAACGCAGGAGCTACTCGAAACGGCTATGTATAACCGTAATACTAATATGCACAAGTTGTTTTTGGATATTAAGGAAGAAAACATCGTTGACGGTGAGATAGTAGATCGCAGCATCGAGAACATGAAGTATTCTACATTCCACCAAAAGGTGAAGCCGAGAAGCGGTAAGGAGATTCAGCTTCCCTTCCTGCTTTATCTGTTGGATTGTATGGGCTACGCCGTTTTAGTTCAGGATCTTCACAATCCCGAAAAGATATACTCGCTTTATTCAGAGAACGATGCCTTATAACAAAAAACGCACCCTTAACCGGAAGGGTGCGGAAAAAATCGCCGAAAGTAGAAAAAGGCTTTTTTATTTATAGTTCAATCATAGCTATAAGTTACAAGGAAGGCAAGGAATATGGATAACGAGAAGAAACGCTATCAGCGTACGGAGTATGTGAAGTCGAGTAATATGCCTGCGTTGCTTGCAAAAGATAAGCAGCTCAAAATACAAAATGAAGAAAGAGGCAGGGTTGACGGGCAATCACCTACCTACAAGGCCACGGCAGATGCACATAAGGGAGCTATGCTTGCTGACAATCTTATGCAGGTGAGTAATGCCGTATCGAGAAAGCAGCTTCGTAACATCACGGCGGTAAACCTGGACGATCTCAACGAGGTAATAGATAAGACGGAAGAATACTTTGCATCGTGTGCGGCAGCACAACACTTTCCGTCTATGCTGACTTATACCTCAATCGGGTTAGGCATTAGCCGTAGTAAGCTGAATAACTACATGAATACTCATAAGAACGAGGTTACTGATTACCTTGAACGAGTACGGGATCTGATAGCCGATGTTCTTACTAACGCTTCACTTTACGGCAACGCTGATACGGTGTCGGTAATATTTCAGCTTAAAAATCTCCACGGCTTTGCTGATAAGATAAATGTAGACACTTCAGTTACCGTTCCTGATGTTCAATACGATAAGGAAGCTATCAGGCGTAGGCATACATTTAAGGATATTACCCCGCCCGAAGAAGGTGGTGTCGTATGAGTAGCGGTGTAGAGCTTGTAAATCAGATTATCTACGAGATAAGGAGCAATCCGCACGAATACCAAAACTACGAGGACTTATTCGGGTTAGTCTATGATGCACCTGGAGATAATGTAAACCTGCTGAAGTGGATAGCATCTATGCTCAATCGTGAGTTGCAGGAGTGTGATGTAGATTTTGCGGAACAGTTCGACGACCTGCTCAAAAGGGTATTCACAAAAGTAGCACCGTATGACTTCGATTCTTATATGATAGCTTTGGAGTGGAACAGAGAGCCGAGGGATAGGTTCTACTTGCCGAGAAGGGGCACACTTAAACCGCTTGCAGATGCTATTCAGGATTTAGCCGACGATAAGTTAGACGAGCTATTTTTGTCGATGCCGCCTCGTGTCGGAAAAACATCTCTCTTGATGTTCGCAATTACATGGCTTGTAGGGCGTAATCCGGAAGCGAGCAATCTGTATTCTGCTTATTCGGACTACATTACTAACGCCTTTTATACGGGTTGCCTTGAAATCATAGGCGATAAGGTTACTTATAGGTGGAGTGATATATTCCCAGGTAAGGTAGTAGCCGACACTAATGCGAAGGAAGAATACTTCAATATAGACCGTAAGAAGCGTTATGCAAGTATGACGGCAAGATCACTATACGGAACGCTTAACGGTGCAACGGATTGCAACGGGTTTCTGATAGCAGACGACCTGATAGGTTCTATCGAAGAAGCTATGAATAAGGATAGGCTTGTGAATGTATGGCTTAAAGTCGATAACAACCTGCTTCCCCGTGCAAAGCAGACGGCTAAAATACTTTGGTGCGGTACAAGGTGGAGCTTATCAGATCCTATCGGGCTTCGCAGGGAGTTAGTAACCACATCTAAAGAGTTTGCCAATCACCGAGTACGCATTATCACCCTTCCTGCTTTGAATGAGAACGGGGAGAGTAATTTTAATTATGACTACGGGGTAGGATTCGACACTAACTACTATAAGTCGAGAATGGCCTCATTTGAGCATAACAACGACCTTGCATCGTGGGAAGCTCAATATATGCAAGAGCCTATCGAGCGTAGCGGTAGTCTGTTCGAGCCTGGCGATATGCTTTACTACAACGGTGAGTTACCGCCCGACGATATGCTTGTAAGAAAGTTCATGGCGGTAGATCCTGCTTTTGGTGGTGGCGACTACACGGCAGCTCCGGTTGTATTTCAGTATACAGACGGCTCATGTTACATCGTGGATTGTGTCTACTCTAATGAAGAAAAGGGGCGTACGCAGGCTATGATAGTAGATGCTATTCAGAAGTATGGCATTACGGCGGTACGCTTCGAGTGTAACAAAATGACTATGAGTTATAAGGAAGAAGTAGAAACGGCTTTGAAGGATAAAGGGCTGAAGATAAATCTTATGACGAAAGCCGCACCGAATAATCAGGCGAAGGAAGCTCGTATTATGGATAAGGCCGCTACGATACGAGGATTCTATTTCCTGGAAGATAACAAGCGTAGTAAAACCTATCAGGCGTTTATCCTCAATACATTCTCATTCAAGATCGTAGGCGGTAACAAGCATGACGACGCACCCGATAGCCTTGCTATGGCGGCAGATTTTGTCGAGCGTCCGGTTACTAACCGTGTTGAATTTATGAAACGCCCGTGGTAACATCGAGATATAGGGTGAAAGCCCCCCTTTCACCTTGTAATCTTCCCATGTTTCCCCGTGATGTATGAGCATCACGGTTTTTTATTTAGTTGCCCGAATGAAACGATAATGGTATACTTCGAGTAGGTAGACGATCACCTTGTATTCTTTTGTGAGTTATCTCTCCTAAACCCCGTAGTCAGGCATCTACGGGGTTTAACTTTGCTCAAAAAAATTGACAACCACTTAATTATGTGTCATTTATGTAATTAAAGAATTTGCAAACGGTTTGCAAATTGCGAGGTAGAGATATGAGTAGTACAAGTGCGATAGAAAAGGTTACATTTGGCAGGAAGGTGATTTTTTCCGATGCGGAAGAAGTTACTATCAATAATGTTGGCAAGATAGTAAACGATGCTATCACACCACATACTATCAATTCTACCGATATAGACTATCTCTACAATTACTATAAGGGTAAGCAGCCAATATTAAATCGTGTCAAAAAGGTTCGTGAGGACATAAACAATAAGATCGTAGTAAATCATGCTTACGAGATTGTTACCTTCAAGACCTCATACCTTATCGGAGATCCCGTACAGTATGTAGGACATTCGGAAAAGGTAGATAGTGCAGCTATCTCAAAGCTGAATGACTTTATGTATTCAGAGAATAAGGCAAAGAAGGACGAAGAAATAATCGAGTGGAATACGATTTGCGGTACGGCATACCGCTTCGTAAAGGCTGATACACCTACCGAAGTAGACGATGCACCGTTCGAGATTTTCACACTTGATCCTCGTAACACCTTCGTAGTCTATTCTTCTGCTATCGGTAACAAGCCCCTGCTTGGTGTTACCTACATCGTAGACGAATTCGGAGTAAAGCACTTCACGGCATATTCTGATAAGTGGGTATTCAAGTTCCCTGACGGTTGCCTCGTTGAAGCACCTTCGGACGGTTCGGGTGTTAAGGTAACACCGAATATGCTTGGTACTATCCCGATATTTGAATATCCGGCTAACAACGCCCGTCTTGGTGCGTTTGAGATAGTTCTTCCGCTTCTTGATGCTATCAATAGGCTCGAAAGTAATCGTCTTGACGGTGTAGAGCAGCAGATTCAGAGCTTCTTGAAGTTCGTGAATTGTGATGTAGATACAGACGATCTTGATAACCTGGCTGAATACGGAGCTATCAAGCTGAAGTCGGTTGATTCTTCCCTCGCTGCTGATGTAGAGCTTGTAAAAACAGACTTCTCGCAGACCGATGCACAAGTGTCGAAGGAAGATTTGTATGCAGCCGTAGTCAAGATTTGCGGACTTCCTACCGTAAACAACGGCAATTCGGGTATATCTGCTAATAACGGAGCATCTATCGTAGCACACGGTTGGGAGCAGGTGGAAAAGAGGGCGGCAGCTTCAGAAGCTATGTTCAAGGCTTCCGAAAATGAAATGCTGAAGCTTATTCTTTATATCTGTAAGTATGTAGGTGATAGCGACCTACATCTTCGTTCTATGGATATTGAGCCGAAGTTCACACGCCGTAATTACGACGATATACAGACTAAAGCCCAGGTACTTTGCGAAATGCTTAATAATCCTCACATTCACCCGAAGCTTGCATTTGAGCATAGCGGTATGTTTAGTGATCCTGAAACGGCATATACAATGAGCGAAGCGTATTACGCAGAGCAGCAGGAAAAGTGGGAGATTGAAACGATACCTGACGAGGACGGAGTAAATGGCAAGGTATGATTTAGCAGACGAGCTTATAAAGAAGTTAGATGCTGAATTAAGGCGAGAAATAAATAGGCTCGATGTTATAGGGTTTGACGAGTTGAACGCTATGACAATAAAGAGCAAGACGGAAGAAATGGTAGAGCGTTTGCTTAAAGCAAATGCCGCCGCCTTCAAAGCGATAGCGTATGCAGCTATGAAGGAAGCCGTCGAGGATCTTGACAATCTATACGGCACTAACCGCAAGGCAAAAGAGATACCGACGGGTAGCAAAGAAGTAGATAAGGTGCTTAAAGCATACAATCCGGTTACGGACTACCTTTACTATCCCGAAGCAGACCGTAAGAGAAGTAGGCTATCGGAAGCCCTGATTGTAGCTTTGATGTTAGATAGCAGGGAGAAATATCACTATCAGTTACGGAAATTTGCACATCTTTGGCATACGCAGACTAAACAGTACGGCGATACGATAGTTGATACCTTCAGGGGTGATACCTTCAAGGCAAACGGCATTAAGTATGTAAAGTGGCAAAGTGAGCATGACGATAAGGTGTGCGGAGTATGTGAGGATATGGACGAGAAGATATATAAGATAACCGACATTCCCCCGAAGCCACATTATAATTGCCGATGTTGGATAGAGCCGATAGAAAAACCTGATAATAAGAAGTCTGAATGACTTTTATTATAAACACTTTGTTTCATTCGTGGAACACGGCAGAGAAGCCGTAAATCACAAACGCAGAGAAGCGAAAAATCACAATACTAACGGTTAGAGAAAACCTAAAAACGCAAGGAGAAGAATATGAACATTGACATTTCGAAGATCGAAGGCTACGAGAACATGACGGCTGAAGAAAAGGTAAAAGCCCTTGAAGGCTATTCCCTTCCTGATCCTGATTATACGGGCTATGTGAAGAAAGACCGTTTTGACGAGGTTGCTTCGCAGCTTGCCGCAAGTAAGAAGGATCTCAAAGCCCGAATGAGTGCTGAAGAAGTTGCAAAAGCGGAGCAGGAAGCTGCTATCGCAGAGCAGCAGAAGCTTCAGGCAGACTTGCAGAGCAAATATGACGAGCTTCTTAAAAAGACGGAGATTGCCGATAACAAGGCAAAGCTTATCGCAATAGGTTACGACGAGAAGTTAGCCGAGGAAACGGCTACGGCTATGATCGAGAAAGACCTTGCTACCGTCATTAAGAATCAGCAGACCGTAATGGCTTCGATTCAGAAAAAGGCAAAAGGTGAAGCTATGGCCTCCACACCTACACCCGATGCGGGTAAGGGTACGGAAACAATCACCAAAGCACAGTTCGAGGGTATGACCTATGCAGAGCGTAACAAGCTTTATACGGAAAACCCCGAATTGTATAAAACACTATCAGAATAAAGGAGAAATGAAAAATGGCACTTGATCCTAACGCTACAATGCTTACTAACCTGGTAAATCCGCAGGTACTCGCAGACATGATCGACAAGAAGCTTGTCGATTACATGAGATTCGCTCCCCTCGCTACTATCGACACTACTCTCGAAGGTAGACCTGGTAGCCAGATTACACTTCCTTCGTATGCGTACATCGGTGATGCTGCAATCGTTGCTGAAGGTGCTGACATTGGTATCAATCAGCTTACGGCATCTTCCACACCCGTAACCGTATTCAAGGTTGGTAACGGTGTTCAGATTACCGACGAAGCGGTGCTTTCCGGTTACGGCGATCCTATGGGCGAAGCTGCAAAGCAGCTTTCACTTTCTATCGCTTCCGAGGTAGACAATCTCGTACTTAATGTACTTTCGGGTATCACATCACCTATGGTACACACCGCAGCTACCGCAGGTACACTCGCTTTTGCTGATATTGCAGATGCACTTGAACTCTACGGTGAGGACATTGACGAGGGTGGAGTTAAGGTACTTCTTATCTCACCTAAACAGTACACCACACTTCGTAAGAGTTCCGGTTGGCTTCCTGCTTCCGATATTGCTGCTGATATTGCAATCAAGGGCGTAGTCGGTATGGTACAGGGTTGCCAGGTTGTTATCTCTAACAAGCTGAAGGAAGCTTCTTCAAAGGAGAATGCTTACATCGTTAAGCCTGGAGCACTTCGCATCTTCACAAAGCGTAATACTCTCGTAGAGAGCGATAGAGATATTATCAACAAGTCTACTGTCGTTACGGCAGATAAGCACTTTGCACCTTATCTCTATGATGCTTCAAAGGCTATCAAGATCGTTGTTAAGTGATAGGTAACGCTTATGGGTATGCTTATTCACAGACACGATTTGGGTGATAAGAAGGCGACGAAGGTTGCCGATGTTACACCCGTAGAAAAGCCTGAAGTCGAGAAGAAGGCTACAAGGACAAAGAAGGCTGAAAAGCCTGAAGCGTAAGAAAAAAGGAGTGTTACTATGATGGACGCTGACAAGTTGGCAAAATTAAGACAGATGCTTGATTCTACCGATACTACATCGGACGACATTTGTAACACTTATCTTACGGCTGCTGAAAAGGCAATCATACAGTTGGCTTTCCCGTACGGCGACGGTAGCGAAGTGCTACCGTCAAAGTACGACTACGAGCAGATTGAGATTGCCGCTTACTTCCTTAACAAGCGTGGAGCTGAAGGTGAAACATCACATTCAGAAGGCGGTATCAACCGTGTATTCGAGAGTGGCGATATTCCTACGAGCTTAAAGTGCAGGATCACACCGAAGGTTGGTGGTTTTGGCGTGGAGGCTGACAATGAGAACGATGCTTCGTAATAGGCAGACTTTTTATTACGCTTCCCTTGTATCTGCTGATATGGGTACAAGCGGTGGTATGTATACGGAGCTTACCTATGAATACGACAATCCTACTAAAAAAGAGGGCGTTATCACGGCAGCTAACGGTGAAGCTGAAACACAGTTATTCGGTGCTGACGAGCGATACGACAAAGTAGTTACCCTTAATCCAGGTGAAGATTATCTCGAAGTCGGTTCGGTTCTTTGGGTAGACACCCTTCCGGTAATCAACGAGGACGAGAGTACAGACACACCTTATGATTATGTGGTAGTGAAGGTTGGCAAGTCGCTTACGGGGTTCGTAGTAGTAGCGATAAGGAAGGTTGATGTGTCGTGAAGGAAATATCTATTGATTTTTTATCAGAGAAATCATTAGATGCTGCAATTCGTGAGATTGAAGCCTACACCGCACTCGTACCTAAACTTGTTAAAGAAGTACAAGATAAGATAACCGAACGGCTTGCGGTACTGATTAGAACTAACTTGATAATAGCGAAGCACGATCAAGTAGAGAAGTATATCGGTAAAGGCACTTACGAGAAGGTAAATGTATCTTCTTCGATAAATGTAACGGTAACGCCTATGGGCGACGCTTCCGTTGTATCGGTATCAAGCTATTCGTCTAACCCGAAAACGGGTGCTATGCAACCTGATATAGCATTTGTGGAATTCGGAGCAGGACGATACGCAAGCGGTAGTAACCCTTTAGGACTTAACATCTCAACAATGCGAGGTTCATTCGGTAAAGGGTTGGGAATAAACGATAGGTGGTTTTTTGCTTCGGGGTATTCTTCAACGGGTACACCCGAAAGTAATGCTATCTATCACGGATTGGAGATGTTGAAGGGAGAGATCCCGAACATAGTACGAGAGGTATTTGAAACGGTATGATAGACATTTTTGCAATCGAGCAGGAAATACAGACCATGACATTTACCGCCGTGCGTGCGGTGTATACGGATTGCACTATCACTAATGCAACGATAGCCGCACCTTCAAAGTTCCCTTGTTTGGGAGTTGTCTTATCTGACAACGGCACTACTCAAAGTATGCGTGATAGTTCCGGCGAGGATAATTTTCACGACATTACTTTAAGGGTAGATGTTTGGAGTAATCAGGTAAACGGAAAGCAGGCGGAAGCAGAAGGCATAATGAACATCGTTCGTGGAGCACTTCTTTCGCACAATTTCCGTCAAGTTTCATGTAGACCTACGAGCGATATAAATAACGCTACGGTTTACAGAATAACGGCAGAATTCACCGCTACGGTGGACGCTGATAATAACATTTATTACAGAAAGTGAGGGCAATTGATTATGGCAATCAATACTTATCAGACCTATCTTATGACATCTGACGACGGCTCTACCTACACGAAGCTTCTTGACATTAAGAGCTTCCCTGATCTTATGGGTGGGCCTAACAACCTGGAAACGACAACGCTTTCAGACGAAATGAAAACATACATTCCTGGACTTAAAGATCCTGGAGATGCACTCGAATTCGGTGCTAACTACACCGCCGCAGATTTTGCAGCCGTTGAAGCACTCGAAGGCGTTGAGAAGTATTATGCGGTATGGATTGGAGCTTCCGGTACACCGCTCGCACCCGACGGAAGCAAGGGTAAGTTCTCATTCAAGGGCTACGCTTATGCTACAAAGAACGGTGCAGGTACAGACGAGGTTCAGGATATGACCGTAGGTATCATTCCTTCCACACCTATCACATTTGCAGCATCTTAAAAACATTATTATCGAATAGGACGGTAACTAATCATGGCACTTATTTTTACTTACAAGGACAACGAATATACCCTGGAATTCACCCGTAATACAGTAATGGAAACGGAGCGTATGGGCTTTGATATGGATAAGATTGATTCAGCCCCCGTTACATCACTTACCTTACTGTTTAGGGGTGCTTTCCTTGCACATCACCGTACACTTACTATTGCAGAAGTTGACGACATTCTTACGAACATCGACAAAGAGGGCTTGCTTACCGCATTAGGAAAGCTCTACATGGACGCTATTAAGCCTCTTATCGAGAATGAGGAACACTCAAAAAACGCAATAAAGTGGACGGTGAAAACATAACTTCGCTACCGTCCTATTCGGTAATGGGCGGGGGTGGCGATAACATCAAAGCCTTCGCTTCCTACCGAGATATGTTTGAAGAATACTTTGCCGATTACCTTGTTATGGGAATGACCTATGACGAGTTTTACAACGGCGATCCTAACCTGGTAAGAGCATATCGTAAGGCATTTAAGACGAAGTTAGAAAATCGCAATATGGAGATGTGGCTACAAGGAGCTTACATCTACGATGCAATAAGCAGGCTAACACCGCTAATGCAACCGTTTGCGAAGAAGCCTAAAGTCGTACCTTATCTCAAAGAGCCGTATGACATTAGCGGTGAGAAAGAGGGTACGGAGAGTAAGAAAGATAAAGCCGGAACGGAAGCTGCATTAGACCACATGAGGGGCTTAATGACTTTAATAAATAACCGCTTCGGAGGTTGATTATGAGCGAACAGAATATAGATGCTATCAAGCTGAATGTATCGTCAAATGTAGATACAAAAGGTTTAGATAAACTTGTTAAATCCCTGAAGTCGCTGAAAACGGGAGCAGGGAATGTTAGAGAATTGACTTCCGAACTGAAAAATCTTAAAGCTACCTTGAAAGAGGTAGGTAAGGGAAGCACCGACATAGATGTAAAAATCAGAAAGTCGGGTGAAGCTGCTGAAAAGTCGGCAAAGGGCTTTGATAAAATGGCTACGAAGGTAGGCACAACGGCTATCAAGCTGACGGCACTTTTAGTAGGACTTCGTAAGTTCGCTACCCTTATCAGTAACGGCATATTAGAGAGCATGAACTATACGGAAACACTTAATCTGTTTACCGTATCTATGGGTGAGTATGCCGATAGTGCAAAGAAGTACGCAGAGTATGCAGGTGAGGCACTTGGTATAGATCCTGCTGAATTCATGCGTAATCAGGCTATGTTCAACACCGTTATCAAGGGATTTGGTGTCGGTGCAGATGCAGCCGCTTACATGAGCCAAAATGTAACACAGTTGGCTTACGATATGGCTTCGCTCGATAACATCACTATCGAAGAAGCTATGCAGAAGTTAAATAGTGCTATTGCAGGCGAGTTAGAGCCGGTAAGACGAGTAGGTTATGATTTATCACAGAGCAGACTTACTCAAATGGCACAAGATCCCTCTAATTACGCTACAATGACTTACTCGATAAACGAGCAGACGGGAGCTATTGAAGCTAACACGGAAGCTTACGAGAGTAACAGTAATGCGGTAATAGCAAACTATAATGATATGACGCAGGCTGAAAAGGTGCAGCTTCGTTATATTGCACTTATGAAGCAAGTTCCGTGGACACAGCAAGACCTTGCTCGTTCACTTAACGATCCTGCAAATCAGCTTCGTATATTCAAAGCACAGTTAGTACAGACTTCAAGAGCATTGGGTAATGTATTCATTCCCGTACTCAATCAGGTTCTTCCGTATTTGCAAGCAGGTGCTATGATGCTCAAAGAGTGGTTAAACTACCTTGCGGCACTTGCAGGGTACGAATTACCCGATATGAGCGATAGAGCGTGGATTGATAGTGATGTAACCGATGCTTACGACGATATTGCCGACGATATGGGTAGTGCGGCAGGTAGTGCAAAGAAGCTTAAAGATTACCTGATAGGTATAGACGAGCTTAATGTACTCAATCCTGACGACGGTACAAGCGGTAGAGGTAGTGGGCTTGATAAGGCTTATTCTTCGGGTTTAAACTTCAATCTTCCTGGATATGACTTCTTCGGTGAGGGCATTAAAAATCAGGCAAAAGAGATAGTAGAAGTTCTCAAACGAGAGCTTGCGGGTTCTAATTGGCTTGAAGTTGGTGGTAATATTGGAAAACTACTTTGGACGGGAATTTTAAGAGCTACACCTGAAGATTTGGGTGCAGCTATGGTAGCACACGGAGATTATGGTAAATCGTGGGGCGAATTGGGTGCTAAATGGTTTACTATGGGTGCGGAAGAAATCGCACAAAATTTGGCTTTTGAAGGACTTACACCCGAAGAATTTGCCGAAAAAATGGCGATAATGGGTGATGCTGATAAATCACCGTTACAAATGATAGGTGAGTTCTTTGATTTAGGCTTTCATAAGATGTTTGAAACGGAGAATAAAAATCCGTTTGATACCATAGCGTATAGCGGCGGTGGCGGTAGTGCAGGTAAGAAGTGGTTTAGTGGCTTCATATCCGGTATGAAGTCGAGAGCTAACAAGTTTGGCGAAGCCCTTAACGAGTTAGTAGACACCGCAAAGATAGGCGTTCACGGTGAAGAAGTAGGTGCGGCATTTGCCGAAGCTATACACTCTACAAAGCCGAAGTTTGACGATGCTATGCTTAACATCAAGAGTGCTATCACATCACCGTTTACATCTGATATGTCAGGCTTTGAGAAGATTGGCAATAGCGTAAGCCTTTTTATCCATAACGGCCTTTTAGCGAGAAGAAGCGATCTCCACAACGCATCGGTAGAGCTTCACGATGTAGTGCTTCACGGCATAAGCAATCACGGACAGTATGGAGAATTTGGCACGATAGGGCATCAGGTAGTCGTATCGTTTAGGAACGGAATCCGTGGTATGCACAATGAAGTTGAAGTTGCTTGCCATGACATATATAACACCACCGTAAACGGTATAAGCAATAACGGACACTACAACGAGTTCACTAATGTAGGACATTGGATAGGATATTCGTTTAATCAGGGTATCTTTGACCGTGGCGGTGAAGCTCGTAGTGCAGGTGCAAATCTGTATAACAACGCTGCAAGCGGTGCAAGTAATAACGGTAATTACAGTACATTTCACGCTATTGGTGAGCACATCACTAATGGTATGGCAGAGGGTATTCATAGCCCCGCATCGTTTAATCACTTGAAGGATTCGGTACGAGAAGCATCTAATACAGTCAAAGACACCTTGAAGAACATATTTCAGATACATTCACCTTCTCGTTGGGCTGAAGAAATGGGTGTATTCGTAATTGAGGGTTTCAATATCGGTATATCCGAAGAAGAAAGTGAAACGCTGAAGATAATGGATAATTGGGCGAGAACGGTTACGGATAGCGTATCTAATATAGCCCTTAATCCTGGTAACTTCTCGCTTCCGGCTATCAATCAGGAAGTTTCCGCTTCCGTACAAGCAACGGCTGATAGCTCATTCGGTAATATTGCCGTAGGTATCTACGAAGCGGTTGCTAACGCTTTGAGTAGCGAGGATAGGACACCTGAATTCAAGATCATGCTTGACGGCAGAGAGCTTTATTCGTCGATGCAGGCTGAAGGTAGAGCAAGGGGCTATCAAATGAGCAATAACGGGTTCGGAGGTTAAATACTATGGGCGTAGAAAAGAATGGAAAGTTTATAAAGCTTACCGCAGGCAACGATAGTATTACACTACCGTACCCGTCTAATGCTTCAGGCAAGCAGATACAAAGCACAATGGTAAATCAGGCTCGTACGGCAGACGGTGTTATGAGGGGTGAGGTAATAGGCACGGTAGCGAAGGTAGAGCTGAAGTGGCGAGTTCTTACACCTGCTACTTGGAGTGCCTTATGTGCGTTCTTTGATAAGCACTTCACCTTCTCGTGCGAGTATTACGATATGATTACGGGTAACTTTTCTACGAGAACATTCTATGTAGGCGATAGGAGTGCTCAACCATTTCTCATAGATCCCGATACGGGCGTACCAAAGTATTGGCTTGATTGCCAGGCGAATGTAATCGGTGTAGGGGGTGATTGATAATGCGTAGTGCAAGTTTACAGTATAAGGCTTTAATGCAGAGAGCATTAAAACCCGCTACACAAGTACGCTTTAATGAAGCGGTAGACGAGGGTTATGTTGGTACAGGTTCACCTAATAATGTAGATACCGTGATTATGAGGGGGTTTAATACACCTTCCGTTCCTAATTATAGGCGTTATGCAACGCTTGATACATTCGGTTGGAAGGTAGACGATGCTTCGTATGCTTGTGCGAGTTATGAAACGCCTACGGGCAATAACTGTTTTATTACCAAACCCCTTACGCCTAATACAGATGTGCCTATTCAGGACAATATGGGTTTGGAAGGCGTACAAGGCACGGTTTATCTGAAGGTAGCCCCGATACATTGTGATAGCCTTACTATCAAGTTTGGTTTAACCGATCATCAGGGCGGTTTTGCTGAAACACCGCAGGAAGTAACGATTGACGGTACGACAATGACAGACTTTGTAACCGTAGAGTTTACGGCTAATAGCAATCTGTATTTGTTAGTGTTTAATGTATCAGAAGCTTGCCGTATATCCTACTATCCGTTATCTACAAATAACGAAGATGCCGTTGCTATCTTTGATAACAGTAACATTATATCGGTAGATGTTGAAGAATTTGTCGATATGTATTCGCAGGAATTGCCGAGATTTAATGTAGTGGCAAAGATATATGATGCTGAAGGTAAGTACGATCCTATCAATCCGCAGGGCGAATTCTCGAAGTTCGTGCAGGATTATAGTGTGCATATGCTTGTAGGGTATGAGGTAAATGGCTTCTTTGAAGCACCGTTTGATGTACGGTTATATCTGAATGATACGCCTAAATACGAGAAGCATGAGATTACACTTTCATTTTCTACGGTAAAGAGTGCTGATAACAAATATGTAAACGCCTTACCTACAATATCGGGTAATGCCGGAGATCCCGTAGCGAACAAAAGGTGGTATGCAAGGAATTGCCATATAGACAGTAGTGGGTTTGAATCTTTAATCACAAAAGAAGAAATCAATCAGATTGTTTGTAGCATTTACGGGGAAGGTTTTGTAAATTTACCCGAATCCTTATTGAACACAAGAGCACTTTATCGTAACGGTAGAAATCTAAAGCATTTCACGGGCTATGAAGTCGTAGATAAGAACAGTATTAAGATCGAGAGAAAACCCGTATTGAAGGCACTTACTATCAAACAGTATAGTAATACTATACCTACAACCTATCAGGAAACGGTAAGCGGTAGCGTATCTAACTCTAATTATGTAAGGTGGAGCACTACTGACACAAGGCCGTTCCGTATGGTAGTAAACATAGATGCTGATGTGTCGGATATTTGTAGAATTGACGAGTTATCCTTGTCCGGTGCTACGAATATGGCTTGGGCTTTTGTCAATAATACAGATCCCGATAGCGGTGCTACTACGCTTCAGTTTTGGATTTATTGTTCGAGTTATAGCGGTTCAGGCACTACGACCTATACATTAGGCTTATCTCATGTAAGGCAGGTTACTAGTGATGTTACGGAAAGCATCAACGCAGACGGTGAGAATATGGTAATCGACAATCCGTTTATTACTGATAGCTCGTTGTTAGCATCTTGTAGTAAGTTAGTAAAGCAGACGGCTTGTTACCGTGATTACTACACCTTCGATGCAATAACGGATTATTGCACCGATGTAGGCGATTGGATTATAGTAGACACGCCTTACGAGAAGGGCGTACCGCTTTTCGTTACTGATATTAAGTATAAGATGCCAGGTGGCACTTGCACTATCACGGGTAATCGTAGATTTGCTTTAGGTAATAGTGATTATGCACCGAGAAAAACGACTATTGCTACTTTTAACGGCGTTGAATATTTGGGCTTTGTTGATAGTGCATTAGTAGGCTATTTCCACACTACGGGTGGGCGTACTGATGTTGTGCTGATAACACCTGCTTCAGATGTATATAGTGGAAGAATTCGAGTTCCCGATATTGGGTACGATACGGTAGACGACGGTAATGTTATCACTATCAACGATAGTATGAATCTCACTTGGTATACCGATGTAGCAGATCATTCAATACCTGGAGAGTGGACTACCGACGAGTGTATGTATCTTGGTACATTCGCAAATGTAGAGGCGGCAGCTCGTTACCTGATAAAGCAGGCATACGCAGAGCAGGGCTATGATGTAACATTGGAGGCTTAATATGGCATGGAGTACACCTAAAACAAATTGGGCTTCGGGTGAGTTTTTCACTTATGCGGATTATAACCGCATAACCGAAAATATTGAATATCTGTATGCTTACTGTAATACTAATATTGGGTACATCGGAACACCGTATGACTTCGATACAAAAACCGCATCTGATTACTTATTTGATACGGACTATAACGAGGTACACGATGCTTTGAGGTATCTGTACGAGAACACGGGAGCACACTTTGCACACGATGCGTTAGTGGATAAGGACGAGTACGCTATGCCTTGGAGTAGTGCGGAGCTGAATAACATCGAGAATATGTGTTTAGACTTCAAAGACTACTTCGAGAATTTCACCGTAGAATGGCCTGTAGTCGTAGGCAATACGATAATGTTTCCTGCATCTTGGGCGAGCGTGTCCGGCAATACAGTAACGATAGCAGACACTTACGGGGCAAGTATTGAAGATAACACGCTGATAATACCTGAAAAACCATAAAGGAGGAAATGCACTATGGCAGAGATTGAGAATTTGAAGATAGGTAACGGCGGTACGCTTCACATCGTAGGTAATGAGGATATAGTAGCAAACGCATGGCAAGCGGGTAAAACCTATGTGAAGAATAAGAGTTATGTTATTCGTGAGCATCGTCTTTATGTATGTAATGTAACTCACACATCGGTAGAGCCGTTTGATGCTACGAATTGGACGGAGATAACGGTAGGTGAAGCAATCGCAGCCAACACAACGGCAATCGGCTCCCTCTCCACCCTCACTACCACGGACAAATCTTCTTTGGTCGGGGCGGTGAATGAGGTTAACACAAAAGCCACAAGCGGGGCTATACCCTTGCAAGTGGCACAAGGTGTTACAATTGCTTATTCGTCAGTATCAAAAAATGATAAGTTAGTAACAATTACAGCAGAGGTTAGGTTTTCGGGAAGTGCTAATGCTTGGACTAATTTGGCAACTATTGCATATCCCCCGAAAGTAGTACAGTTATCTGTCCCTGCCGTAAATAGCGCAAATGGTTCGTTAATGGGTATTCTACAAGTGCAAAATTCGGGTAATATCAGAATATATCCGACAACGGCACAGACTAACGGGGCTTGTGCATTTTCAATTAGTTATCTAACCGCATAACAAATTGAAATAACTTTCAAAATTTTCAAGGTATATTTCAAAATGTTTTCGAGGTTTTGAAAATTATCAACACAAAATCTGTTGGTAAATTTGCAAGGGTATGATAACAAGTTTACAATACCTTTTACGCAATTCACCAAAATAGAACATTTTGTTGACTTAATGAAACGATAACACCAAAACCTAATTCTTTGCGTTACGAATTAGTGTGTTCTATAATCAAGTTATGTTCCACTAATGGAACGCTTACGAGGTACTGAAAATGGATAACACAATTATAGTGGCAATAGTAACGGGATTAAGCGTAGCCGTGCCGTCTATTATCGCTACTATCGTTTCAAATAACGCACACGATAAGGTTGCTGACGAACGGCTTAAAAATCTCGATGCGAAGATCACGGAGAACGCTAAACATTCAGAAGAACGAATCCAGGAGTTATCCGCTCGTATCGAGAATTATAACAAGCTAATCGAGCGTGTAGCGGTTGTGGAGCGTGATGTTGAAACGGCTTTCGTTAGGATTGACGAGCTACGCAACGACATTAAGAGGGAGGCTTAAAATGACAGAATTCGTAGCATTTCCGGCAATAGTAGTTATGTGCTATCTTGCAGGAGCAATTTGTAAGACTATCGGTAACAAGACACTTGATAAGTTCATTCCCGTTATTTGCGGTGTTATCGGTGCAATTTTAGGTGTTGTTATCTTTGCATCTATTCCTAACTTCATACCTGCTGAAAATTGGGCGGTAGCGGTTGCTATCGGTATCGTATCAGGTTTTTCCGCTACGGGTATCAATCAGGTTTACAAGCAGATTAAGGAGAAATGAGTATGGCTTGCTATGTGAATAAAGTCGTTGCTACGGCTATCGGTGAGATCGGTTACAAAGAGAGCGGTAATAACATCACAAAGTACGCTGCTTACTTCGATAAGAACTATCCTAACTTTTACAATACAAAGAAGCAGGGTGCGGAATACTGTGATATTTTTGTCGATTACTGTGTAATGGTAAATTCTGCTGACGAGAACGAAGCAGAATATGTACTTTGCCAACCTGCGAAGTCATGCGGTGCAGGGTGCTCGTTCTCATACAATTACTACAAGGAAAAGGGTAGAGTAGGCAACGAGCCTCGCATCGGTGCTCAAATCTTCTTCGGTACGGGTAAGAAGCCTTCTCACACGGGTATTGTAGTAGATGTTACGGCTGATAAGGTAATCACCGTTGAAGGCAATTCTGACAATATGGTTAAGAAGCACACCTACACAAAGAAATCCGCAAGGATCTTCGGCTACGGCTATCCTCGTTATAGTGAGGACACACCGACACCTGCACCTACGCCTACACCCGAAAAGCAGGGATATACGGGCGAATTCCCGACACTTCCTTCAAGGGGTTACTTCAAGAAGGGTGATAAGGGCAAAGAGGTTGTAAAGCTTCAAAGCCTGATGTTATGGATAAGCCCTGGCTGCCTTCCCCGTTGGGGTTCAGACGGTGAGTACGGCAACGAGAGCTACAATGCTTGTAAGGTGTGCCAATCACTTTTGGGAGTTAAAGTAGACGGATTATGGGGTAAGAAGTCGCAGCTTGCAGCGAGGGAATACAAGAAATAGTTACCTTCAGGCAACGCTAAAATTTTCCTTACTACCGTCCAAAGTTCCGTCCTCGAAAATCATAAACCCCGCTAACTCAATGTTGGCGGGGCTTTTCGTGGAGCCAATGGTGGGAATCGAAATCTCGTTTGTCCGTATCAGGGGATAGTTCCACAAAGTAAACACCCCGAAAAATAAGGCTTTTTCCGTTCCCCGAAATACCATTGTCCTCACCTGAAATACACTACTTCCGTCCTAAATCCCGTCCTGATGCTGATTTTCGTTGCACAAAGTCAACGGTGTGCCTATAATGTAAGTGGCGGTTGGTTTCTTTCGTTTTCCACTTGTCATTTTTACCGCCTCACACAATCAAGGCCGCACCGTTCCTTTTTCACGATACCTTCATAGTTCTTCACGGTGCGGCTTTTCTTATCTTCTCGAAGGTTGTATCTATTTCAGCCGATATTTTCAGTAATTGAGAATCGACGGTATGAGCATAAACCCCGTATGTATCCATATCTTTTGAATGGCCTAATAGCATCTTCAGATTACCTTCCGATATGTGGGATTGTGCAGACACGATAGATACGAATGTATGACGGAGTGCATACGGGCAACCTGGAAGATTCCGTTCACGCTTCAAGATATACCATTGTGTACGCATTGTGGATTGATTACCGTGTTCACCCGAATATCCGCAGAATATCCACTTGGTTTGCAATCCACAAGATTTGTTACGCTCAATCGTTTTATTGATAATCTCTAATGCCTGCTTCGGAGCAGGTACATCACGAATAGCGTTCCGGTTCTTACCGTGAGTTATTTGGTTAGAATCGTTTATAGCCCGTCTGACATGGATTATCCCGTCTTTAATATCGTTCACTTGCAAGCCTAAACATTCGCCTGGACGAAGCCCACATAGCATCATTACAAGGAAGCACGGGTGATACCATAGGTTAGACGGCTCAAATAGTCGCTGAATATCCGCAGGTTGTAGTATTTCCTTACCGATTGTCGGGTGTCCTTCGGGTATGTAGAGTTCACCACGCCACGCTTCAGTATAGTAATTGTTATAGCAATACTTCTGAAGTCGATTGATTACAGATCGGAGATTTTTAAGGGTTTTCTTCGATAGCACTTCCGTTTGGTTAGAGTGCGGTTTAGCGTGGTTTATAAGCGATTGCCAATCGGATAGTTTTACGCTTGCTATTGCTTTGTACCTGAAGGCAGGGAGTATGTATACACGGGTGTATATTTCCGCTCCACGATAGCTTTCACTATCTTTACCATATCGAGTACATACATCTTCAAGGAAAAGCTCTACGGCCTTTTCTACGGTGATAGGGGCGGGGTTATCACCGCCGTAATCACGCCACGCTTCGTACTTGGATATGACTTCTCGCTTTCCTGATAACCCCTTCTTCGTAGATGTAAAGATTTTTCTCACACCGTCCTTTTGTCCGTCAATAACCCACCGCTTCCGTGCATCGTCATAATAGGCTTTAGGCATTGTCGTTATCCCCCGTAAGTTTATCGAGCAAAGCTTCCTTCTGAATAGCGGTTAAAGCACGATAGTAGGCGAGCAGGCGTTCTTCGTCGGTAGTAACGCTGACGGGTGTAGCTGCAATCGGTACATCGTACCCTTTTAGCCATTCAGGGTTCACATGAAGGGCTTTGGATAGGCGGTTGATGTTATTGTCTTTTGGAAATTTTAAACCGTTGATGTACCTGGATATTAAACCCTTCGCTACACCGCTTGATCGTTCCAATTCGCAAACACCTACATTTTGCATCTTCATAGCGTAAGATAGCCTATTTGCTAATGTATCGACCTTCTTAATCATTTAATCACCCCCTTTAATATTACAGAATTGTTACTTTAATGATACACAAAAAATTGTGGGGAAAATAGGGTTGACTTAATGAAACACAAAGATTATTATGAGTACATAGTCGAAAGACACAAAATATTGTGAAAAGGAGGAAATTGATTTTGGTACGCTATAAGCACGATTACAGTTTGCTTCAGCAGAAGATTAAGGAAGTCTATAAGACTAATGAGATGTTCGCAAAGCAGGTAGGTATATCTTACAACACCGTTTGCAATTATTTGTCTAACAAGACACCTATATCTTCGGATAAGATTGAAGTAATCAGGAGAGCGTTAGGCATCAAGGACTACGAGATCAATAAGTATTTTTTTGTGCCTTATGTTTCACAAGTGAAAGGATAAGATATGTTTATCACACTTACAGAATATGACAGTTTTGGTGGGTACACCCACCCGTGTACCTTCAATATCAATCAGATACAGTATTTCTATCCCGTTGATACAGAAGATCCTGAAGAAAAACCCGAATGGAACACGGTAATCGTGATTGATTTTGTTCAGCATTATGTCATGGAAGATTTTGGTTATGTATCGGGGGCTATAAATGAGATCGTATCGTCCAGGACATAACGAATACCCGATGCTTTATGTTCACTTTGCGAACGCACAAGAGATAGCAGATGTTATCAACCGGAGCTTGGCTTATGTTCATAGGGCGTTAGGTGGTAAGGGCTTCACCCTTCGAGAGCAGGATATGCTTGCGAGATATTCTACGATACCTGCAAAGCGGTTGTTTACACCGAAACAGAGGGGAGAAGCAATAGAGAAAGCTCATATAAGGAGAGATAACAATGCCAAAAGAAGCAAAGATGCGAAGGTACAAGGGGTACATCTACCTTCATAATTGCCCTCGTTGCGATTCAGAGAACAGACAGATGTTTGTTACGGGCAAAGCACAAAGTATGGAATTCCTGGCGAAGTGCGAGGATTGTGGGCTTGAAATCAAAGACAGAAGTTCGGAGTACATCAAATACATTTGGAATAGCCCGAAGGAAGAATTCTTGCAGCGTGTCTTAAAGCAGGTACGCATCGAGCCGTACAATGCCTTCGTAAGCAAAGATCGTTTAACGATTATAGGTAATGAGAATTTAATCCGCTACCTTGAAGAACACACCGCATGGGAATTTGACTTGATAAAGACAAACTACTTCAAGGGTGGTTATATAGTAGGGAGAAAAGGCTATGTATGACAGATTGTTTAAGCTTATGAGCATCTTCAATATCGTAGCCACGATAGGTATTCTCGTATCAGGGTTTTTATTTTTGTCGGCGTGTTCCACGAATGAAACGGAGAGCGAGTTAGTACCGCAGGAGATAGTAACACCTACGCCTACCGCTACGCCCACGCCTACGGCAACCCCGACACCAACACCTACACCGTCGCCTACACCGACACCTTCCCCCACGCCTACGCCCACACCTACACCTGCTATGGAATCGTTAGGTACATTCACTTGCACCGGATATTGTGCTTGTACGAAGTGTTGTGGAGCTAACGCAGAAGGTATCACAGCATCAGGTACAAAAGTTCACTACGACAAAGACGGAGAAACCACTTGTGCCGTAGATTCTTCAGTTATCCCACTCGGTAGCTTACTTATGATCGACGGGCAATACTATCGCTGCGAAGATACGGGAAGTGCGGTCAAGGGAAAAATCGTAGATTTGTACTTCGAGAGCCACGACGAGGCATCAGCCTACGGATCACAAAAGCATGAGGTATTTATCGTTTATGAATGAGTTTATCGTTGGTTTATTTGTAGGTTTAGCCGTAGGAATGGTAATGGGTATGTTTTGCCTTGCGTTGTTAGCGGTATCAAAGAATAACGACCTTGAAGGGGGAGATTATGAAGAAACTGAAGAATGAAGCTGCTGACTTCACCACTTGCCCGTGTGAGGCTTGTGGTATGAAGGTAGACACATGGGATATGAACGGCGAGCGGTTGTGCTTTGCTTGCCTTGACGATAGGGGGTTAGTTGACAATGAATATGATTTTGCTGAATAGCTTAATGGTAATCCTGCTATGCACTAACGGCTTCCTGGCGGGTATGCTGATAGCCACCTTCATAGCGAGAAATCTGTATAGCACGGTAGTCGCTAAAGAGCTTAAAACAAGAGAGCGTACTATCGAGCAGCAGAAAGCCCTTATCAAGCAGATGCAGGAGAAGGGTACGGTGAAGGTAGAGGTTACTACACAAGCAAGCGAAGATTTAGACTTTCCGAAGGGGTGATGCAGATGTTTATTTGTAGATTTGGCAAGCCTTGCCACTTTAAGGGTTACAAAGACGAGTGTGCGTGTATCAAACCCGAAGCAAAGCCGTTTCCTGCAAGCTATGAGGATTGCCCGTTTAGGGTAACGGAAGAACAGTTTGAACAGAATAAGAGGGCTTATCCATTCAAAAGCCACTACATACAGTACGGAGATCACGATGCGAGCGAACAGTAATAAGAAGGAAGGTACGGAGTTTGAAGTCAAGCTGAAGGACTTGTTTTACGAGAACGGATATTGGGTACATCTGTTTCAGCAGAATCAAGCAGGGCAGCCGTGCGATCTCATAGCCGTTAAAGGCGTAGATGCTTTTATCATAGATGCGAAGGATTGCAAATCAGGCCGTTTTCCGCTTACGAGAGTTGAAGAAAATCAATTCTTATCCATGAGCAGGTGGTGTGAGAGAACACACCACGAAGCGTTCTTTGCACTTCAGCTACCGGACGAAGAAGATGTTTACTTCATACCGTTTAAGACTATCTGTAATTGCCTTGATAACAATGTTCGTAGTCTGAATTCGGAAGCTATCAAAGAGTGTTCATTTACATTTAGGGAGATATTCTAATGTTCTTTACAATCGACAATGAAATCAAAATCTCATATCCGACACCTGAAGTGTTAAAGGCGATTAAGCGGGATCTGACTTTTGCTAACCCTGATTATGTAAACCGTAAGCGTATGGGTAAGTGGACGGGTAATGTACCCCGTGAGATTTGCTTGTATCGTGAAGAAGGCGACGATTATGTATATGTACCGTTCGGTTATATGTATGCACTTCAGGGCTTTATGCAGAAGGATAACTGTTATTCGTGGCTGAAATTTCAGTCCAGGGTTGACTACAAATCCACATTAGAGCTTCGAGGGTATCAGGAGAAAGCGGTAACTAATATGCTTCGACACCCTTACGGCATCTTACAGAGCCGTCCGGCTTCAGGTAAGACGATAATGGGTATTGCTATGATTGCAAGGCGAGGTAGGAAAGCTTTGTGGCTTGCTCATACGAAGGATCTCGTAGACCAGGCTTATACGCAGGCAAAGAAGTATCTCGATAAGAGCCTTCTGACGGTGAGCACCGAAGGTAGGGTGAAGATAGGCAACGGCATCACATTCGCTACCGTACAGACTATGGCTAACTTTGCAGGGCTTGAACGCTACAAAAACTACTTTGACATAGTTATCGTGGACGAGTGCCACCGTGTATGCACTTCGGCTACATCGGTTGGTATGTTCTACAAAGTAGTAAACACCCTTGCAGCTCCATACAAGTACGGATTATCCGCTACGGTGCATCGTGCAGACGGTATGATAGGTGCTACATTCGCTATATTGGGTAATGTAACCTACGAAGTGCCGTTTGAAGATATAGAGCATCAGGTAATGCCCGTGAGCGTGGAAGCGATCTATACGAATGTAGGTTACAACGATTGTTTTCTCGATGCAGACGGCACTATGGTTTACACAAAGTACATCACTTACCTTGCTGAAAATGTGCATCGTAACAATATAGCTGCAAGTATGCTCGCATACGAAACGCACCCGACATTAGTGCTGACGGATAGGTTATCGCAATCGGAAGCCTTATTCAAAATGATAGGTAGGGAAGATGCGAGGGTGATAACCGGAAAGACAAAGCGAGAGGTTAGGCAGGCGGCACTCGAAGATATGAGGGAAGGTAGAGCTAACATTCTGTTTGCTTCCTACAATCTCGCAAAAGAGGGATTAGACATACCACGACTATCAAGGTTGTATATGCTGACACCGCATCGAGATTCAGCCGTGATTGAGCAGGCTATCGGAAGGATAGCGAGAGTTCACCCTGATAAGACAGATGCAAGATGCTATGACTTTGTGGATAACACTATATACGCTCAAAAGTGCTTCAGGCGGCGTTTGAGGATCTATCGGAAGATAGGCTGCGAAATTTATACATGATTGGAGGATTATATGAGGCTTTGGGGCTATGATTATGAAGTTTTTGCACACGATTGGCTTGTGTGCTTCAAGAATAAGGCAACGGGTAAGTGGCTTGATATAGTCAACGACAACGATGCGGTCAAGGAACTGTTTGACGATAAGGAGAATGTATTTATTGGCTACAACACTAATTCCTACGATAAGTGGATTATGCGTGGTGTAATCGAAGGCTTCTCACCTGAAGAACTGAAGGCGTTGAATGATTGGATTATTGCAGGTAATCCGGCTTGGAAGTACCCTGACTTCGCACCTGGCGGGTTTAAGCTGAATAACATAGATGTTTACCTTGATGCTTACCCCACTTCGTTGAAGGGGCTTGAAGGGCATCTGTATATGAACATCGTAGAGAGTTCGATACCGTTTGACTACCCGAAGAAGCTGACGAAGAAGCAGATTAAGGAAACGATCAAGTATTGCAGGCACGATGTAGATGCGGCACTTGCTATCTACGACCTGCGTACAGACTACTTTGCTAACAAGGTAAAGGTAGGCGACCTTGCAGGTATGGAGAAGTTAGATGCTTCCGCTTTGACTAATGCACAGTTGACGGCAAAGATGCTCAAAGCAAACGGAGCGGAGCATAACGACGAGTTTTGCCTTACATTCCCTTTCGATATTTTCTATCACTACATACCGAAGGGTGTAATGGACTTCTTTAGAGAAGCTATCGACCATGCAGAAACCTACGATCCTAAAGAGAAATCGTACGACTTCTTTATCGGGGATTGTCCGGTCAAAGTAGCGTGGGGCGGTATTCATGCCGCTATCCCTCAATACGAGTTCAAAGAAGGTAACGGAAGGCTTTTATTCGATGCTGATGTGGGAAGCTTTTATCCTCACGATATGGTATTGAAGAAGCATCTTTCAAGGAATATCCCGTCTTACAAGATATTCGAGGACATATTAGAAACCCGTATGAAGGCAAAGAAGGCGGGAGATAAGGCTACGGCTAACGCCTTGAAGCTGATTGTCAATACGACTTACGGAGCATCAGGAGCACCGTTTAACGACCTTTACGATCCCCTCATGGCACACTCGGTATGTATGGACGGACAATTATACCTTTTGGAGCTTGCAGAGCATCTTTACAAGGACATTCCAGGACTTGTTATCGTGCAGCTTAATACCGACGGTGTTATGTACGAGATAGATGCGGAGCAGAAGGAAGCCGTAGATGCAATCCTCAAAGAGTGGCAGGAGAGAACGGGCTTCACCCTCGAAGTCGATAACATCAAAGAGCTTCACCAAAAAGATGTGAATAACTACATTTGGGTAGAGCCTGACGGAAGCATCAAGACGAAGGGTGGCGATCTCGTAAGGGGTATATCTACCGTAGGACAGTTCAAGGTAAACAACGATGCGGTAGTAGTAGCAGAAGCTATTGTCGAGAATTTAGTACACGGTGTAGATCCTGCTGAATACATCAACGCTTGCGACGACATAAAGAAATTTCAGTTTATCGCAAGGGCAAGCTCGAAGTTTGACGGAGCGGTTTACATCAAGGACGGCGTGGAAGTTCCGGTGCAGAAGTGTAACCGTGTCTATGCCACTACTGATATGACCTGCGGAACACTCTACAAGACGAAGGGCGAAGTTAGACAGAAGATACCGTCGATACCCGACCATTGTGTAATCGACAATGATAACCATTGTGCAATAAGTGATGTAGATAAATCGTTCTATATTGCTATGGCAAATAAGAAAATACAAGCGTTTAAGAAGGAGGAAACCATTATGGACGCTATTAAGGAAGCAGAAAAGAAGGCCGTTCCTACAAAGAGGACTACGCCCAAAAATGAAGCCCCTGACTACTCAAAGCTGAATGTATATCAGAAGCTTAACAAGGTTAGAGCAGAGATCCTTGACGGAAGCGTGAAGCAGAGCGGTAAGAATTCGTCTATTCAGTATGAATACTTCGAGCTTTCGGACTTCGTACCCCGTGTTACTAAACTGTTCAACGAGTACGGGCTTATCAGCCTGGTAAGATTCACCGAAGAATTAGCGGTGCTTACCATTATGAACACGGATAACCCTGACGAGAGTGTATCGTTCACATCACCGATGCGTTACCCGACGGAGAACAGAGCTATCAATCCGGTGCAGAGTTTAGGTGCATCACATACCTATCTTCGTAGGTATCTCTACTATCTCGCATTAGACTTGTGTGTAATCGACGAGATTGAGCCTACAACCGTTCCTAACAACGAAAAGGTATCTACTACCGTTTCCGTACCGAAAGCCCCTCTAACGGCAAATGAGAGGGCAGAAACGGCAAAAGAAATCGTAGGTGCTAACGAGCCTGCGAGTGCTTTGCAGATTGACGGGCTGAAGAAGCTTATGACGAAGCTTGGTAAGACGGGTGATAGCACTTTGAGAGCGGTTATCGCAAAGATCGGTGTAGAAACTACTAACCTGACTAATGTAACGAAGGCAGGTTGCGAGAAGTACATTAAGCTTTGCAATAAGGCTTACGACGAGTGGGAGAAGGCTAATATGCCGTCGGAGGTGGACGCATGAAGTTTGTAGATAATCACATTGAGGTAGATCCCCCGAAGCGTACAAAGAAGCTGACGGGTACGAGATTCGGAGCGGTGCTCGGAATGAATAGGTGGAATACACCCTTTAAGGTGTGGTGTGAAATGACGAAGGTTTACGAAGAACCGTTCGAGGATTCAATTTACACTATCGCAGGTAAGACAATCGAGCCGAAGCAGATTGAGTACATGAAGAAGATGTATGTCATGGATAACCTGCGTACGCCTACTGATGTATTCGGTGAGGACTTCTTCAATAAGACACACGGCGACTTCTTCAAGAGTAATCCGATATTCGGTGGTATGTGGGATAGTATTCTCGTAGACGATAACGAGAAGCCCGAAACTGTATTGGAGTTCAAGACCACAAAGAGGGCTGAAGATTGGAAGAACGATGTACCCGAATACTATGCACTTCAGGCAGCTTTATACGCCTATTTGCTCGGTACGGAGAATGTCATTATGGTATGCTCGTTCCTTAAAGAGAGCGACTATTCTCACCCTGATAAGTTCGTACCTTCCGCAGAGAATACGGTTACGGTGGAATTCAAGGTGCATGAGCGTTACCCCGACTTTGACGGTATGCTCGCAGATGCTACCCGTTTTTGGAATGAGCAGGTGTTAAAGGGTATTTCACCGGATTACACCGATGCTGATAAGGACATTATCAAAGAGTTACGGACAAATTACATTTCCGAAGATGTTGACCTTGAAGCGTTGACAAAAGAAGCCGACGAGCTTATTCTTAAAATATCCGTTTCACAAATGGAACTCGAAGAAAAGATCGGTGCAGATGTGAAAAGGTTAGATGCTTTGAAGGTGGCAATCAAGGAAAAGTTAGTAAGTAATCTGACAGAGAGCGATAATCACGCCGTTTACGGTAGGTGGTATGTTACACGCACCCCTGGACGCAGGAAGTACGACGAGAAGGCTTTACAAGCTGACGGATTATTGGATAAGTATTCAACGGTAGGCAAACCGATAGACACACTTAAATACAAGGAGGAAAAATAAGAATGGGTATGCTGAAATTATCGAATGGGTTTTCCGTATTGCCGGAAGGTGAAACCGTCCTTTATGTTACGGGAGTAGACTACGACGAGAAGTGGGGAAAGATCGAGATTCACTTTATCAACGCTGACGGCAATAAGCACTCGGAGCGTTATAAGATTTACAAGGACAACGGCGATCTGAATGACGGTGCTTTGAACGCATTTTCCTGGATTGCTCGTACAATTCTTAATGATCCTTCCGTGGAAGAAATTGATCCTAAATCCCTTGCAGGCCACTATGTAGCTTGTACCGTATATCACGAACAGTATGACGGCAAGGCTCGTACATACGCTCATATCAAGGACTATGAAGCAGCAGATGCGTTTGATAGACCTATGAACGATAAGGCGAGAGGTATTATCGGCGGTAAGGGTATTATTCATGCCCCGAAGGTTGTACAAGTGGAACAGAGCGAAGCACCCGTCAAGAATGACGAGGACTTTGATATAGACAGTTTTTTGAACGGAGAGGAGTAAGAGTATGGCAGATGTAAAGTTCACACCGTATAAGGCTGACAAAGAGCTTGTAGAGTACATCTATCCCGCAGGAAGTTCATTCGGTAAGGCTACTATGCCTATCGCAAAAGCGAGGGCTATGGCATCAGCAAAGACCGTTTCCGCTTCCGATAAGTTTGACGGATTCGGCATCGAGATCGAGGGTAACTTCTTTGCAGGCAAGGTTGAAACAACGAAGAAGGCTTCCGGTTTTACAAAGAAGGGTAAGTAATCTATGAACTATTCGGCAATACCTGACGAGCTGAAAGCTATGCCTAATTGGGTGTGTGCTAACAGAGATAGCAAAGTACCGATGCGAGCTTACGAGCTTAAAGCTGCAAGCGCATCTAATCCTAACACCTGGGATAGCTTCGATAGTGCCGTTGAAGCGGTAAACGAAGGTGTCTACGACTATGCGGGCTATGTTTTTAGTGATTCGGGTATTGTCGGGATAGACATAGATAAGGGTTTTGACGACGATTATCTGCTTACGGATCTCGCAGAAGATGTAATACAAGCTTGTAATTCCTATACGGAGTTGTCAAAGAGCGGTAGGGGCTTCCATATTCTTGTTAAGGGCGATTTACCGTTTAACGGCAAGAATAACGGAGCAGGTTGTGAGATTTATAAGAACGGTAGGTTTTTCATTTGCACGGGTAATGTTCTCGAAAATCACTCGATGCTGATAACTAATCAGGAAGCTATTGATTATGTAGTGGAGAAGTATTTTCCCGAAACAATAAGAGATAGCAAGGTTGCGGAGCATCAGAAGATTTATTCGTGTAAGTACGAGCTATCCAACGGCAAAGTGTGCGTTATCTATCCCGAAATAAACCAGGGTTGCAGGAATGTATCGTTGCTTTCGATATGTTCTCAATTACGGGTAAGAGGGCTGAAGGGTGATGCACTAAAGAAGGAAATGCTACGACTTAATCAGAAGGTGTGTAAACCGCCGTTATCGGAAACTGAAGTGTTAGCGATAATCAAGAGTTCTTTGAAGTACAAGGTGTAAATCATGTTTCATGTTGGAGATATAACAAAGTTAGACGGAAGCAAGCTCGTACCCGTAGATTGCATCACGGGTGGCAGCCCTTGTCAGGATCTATCAATCGCAGGTAAGCGAGAAGGCCTTGCAGGTGAGCGTAGTGGCTTGTTTATGGAAATGATAAGAGTAATTCGTGAAATGCGAGAAGGAGATATAAAGAATGGGCGTACAAATGAACATATTCGACCTCGATTCGTCATTTGGGAAAATGTGGCAGGAGCGTTCACCTCAAACAGAGGTGAGGACTTCAGAGCCGTCTTGGAAGAATTTTGTCGTGTCAAAAAAGCCGACATTTCAATTCCTATGCCTGACAACGGAAAGTGGACGCATAGCGGAGCAATCGCCTGCGACGGCTTCTCTATTGCGTGGCGACTTATGGACGCTCAATACTTCGGAGTACCTCAACGCCGTAAGCGGATCGCCCTTGTCGTCGATTACGGGGGGGCAAACGCCGCAGATATTCTTTTCACGGGTGAGCCGTTTGTCGGAGATATTACAGACGGACGCTTCGGAAAAGTATTACCTATCGACGAGGGCTTGCGAAGGTATTTTGAGGCGAGCGGACAAGAGGGGGAAGGAACTACCGGAGATCCTGAAGAACGCCCTGACGAATCAGATAGCAGCTCATACACCTTAAAGATACGAAGTGGTGCTGATACCTATGTAAAGGCAGACGGTAGCATAGGTACGGCAGGTAAGGGTGCATTAGTACAGACAGAGCGAAGCGGCAATAGTGCCGCTTCGCAGGATCAGACCTTATTCACCCCTGCAATACCCCTGGAAGGCAACGGAAGCCGCCCCTCGCATCGGGGAGCAGGATATAGCGAGAGTGATACGGCTTACACGCTGAATAGCGTAGAGCAGCACGGAGTAGCTTATAGCATAAATGGGCAAGGCTTGTGTAGCCTACGGAATAGGTCGAGATAGCTTCAATTCAGGCGAGAACGCAAAGTTTGATATGAGCCTTGAAGAAGATATACAACCGCCTATAACCGCTCGTGGTGCGGGGGGGTATGCTCCATAACACCGTAGGAAGCTTGCAAGCAAGGGATTATAAGGGTGTAGGTAATCAGTATGTCAACGAAGGAAAGTGCATCGTGGAACAGAGCAACGGTAATAGCCGTTGATATGGGGGGGGTAAGCAGAGCGTGAGTATTCAGAAAGATGTATCACCAACGCTTGCCACAACCCACTACGGAGAGCCGGTAGTGTGCTATCCCGTAGAGAATCACCCTAACGATAGCAGGGTAAAGATAAGCGAGGACGGTAATGTTCAGACCTTATCTACCCGAATGGGTACGGGGGGGGGTAATGTTCCGTTAGTGTTATTAGAGGTAAGGAATGAAAGAACAGAATGAACCGATAGCGTTCACAACGGAAATGACACCGAAAGTTGACGGGGGGGGAGAGCCTTTTCCCTTCGGAGCAGAGATTACAAAGATCCACAATGCGTAGTAGTGAGGGTAAACGGTAATGAGTTATCAGGAAATAACCGGAACACTTAATGCTAATCAGCACGGTAGTTACACTACACAAGATGCTTTTGGAGATTTATTAGTTACAGATGTTTTGTATAGGCAACGGACAAGCAAATCAAACAATATCGGACAAAGTGGGTGCGTTGAATTGTATGCACGATCAACAAGCCGTGGCGTTCGAGAGAGAGAGAGAGAGAGAGTATGGATTCTAACAAGGATTATGTGGTACGCAGGCTTACCCCGCTCGAATGTGAGCGACTTCAGGGCTTTCCTGACGGTTGGACGGACATTCCAGGAGCGAGCGATACGGCAAGGTACAAGGCTTTGGGTAACAGTATAGCGTTACCACAATGGCAGATAATTATAGACAACATGGCGAAGTACCTACCTGAAAAAGCGACTTTAGGCAGCTTGTTTGACGGCATTGGCGGTTTTCCGTTGTGTTGGGAGAGAACGCACGGCAAGGGTACGGCAATTTGGGCTTCGGAAATCGAAACTTTCCCGATAGCCGTAACGACTTATAGATTTGGGGAGGATAGCACGACATGAAGGATTGGACGGGGGGCTTGAAAAGTGCCTATGCGTGCATCGGAGCTAATAACCATTCTGATTCAGTTCGTGAAGTAAACGACTATTATGCTACCGATCCTAAATGCGTAGACGACTTGCTATCAAAAGAGAGTTTTTCGACTAACATTTGGGAGTGTGCTTGTGGCGAAGGACATATCAGTAAGAAGCTCGAAGAAGCCGGTTACAATGTATTTTCTACCGACTTGATAGATAGGGGTTTTGGAATACCCGATGTAGACTTTCTGAAGCAGGAAGGTAACGGGGATCTCGATTACGATATTATCACCAACCCGCCGTATAAGTACGCTACGGAGTTTGTGAATAAAGCGTTGTCTATCATAGGCGACGGGCATCGTGTAGCTATGTTCTTAAAATTGACCTTCCTGGAAGGCAAGACACGCTATGATGCGTTATTTAAGCCTACCCCCCCCATTATGTTTATGTATATACCTTCCGTGCGTTGTGCTCGAAGAACGGCAAGTTTGACGAAGCATCTTCAGGGGCTATCGCATACGCTTGGTACATCTGGGATAAGGGTTATAAAGGCGAACCGATAATACGGTGGATAACAGAAAAGGAGAGTAACTAACAATGATTGAATGTTGGAACGAGAAGCGTACTTGTCCTCATTGTAAGACCAAAATGGTAGTCGAGTGTGAGGATCAGGCAACGGGATTTAGGCAAATGAGTTATCTTATTTGTCCTCGTTGTAAGAAGGAAATAGACCATAGCATGAGCGTAGATTATTTGGGTATCGAGGTAGAGAAGTGAATTTTACAGACGAAGCTACGCAGCTTAAATACGAAAAGATTTGTGCTATACAACCGCATCTGCGTTTTCGTGAGGGTGAGTTAGCCTACGAGTATAACGAGCTTGGACTTTCCGACTTATTCAACGAGATATACGGTGAAGAAGCCCGATATGTACCGGAGTGGAAATCGTGGGTTATCTATTCAGAAGGCCGTTGGGTAAAGGACGAGCAGGGAATTCTCGTATCTGAAATGCTCAAAACATTCGTAAGACTTCTCGCTTGCTATGCGAGAGAGATTATAGACGGCGATAAGGACGATTATTCAAAGTTCATATTGAGAACGCAGGATAGGCGTTTCCGTAATAGGATTAAGGACGATGCTACTTCGTGTTGTGCGACTTCAGCAGAGTTATTCGATAAGAACGAGTACCTTATAAACTGTAAGAACGGTACATACGATCTTCGAGATTTTTCGTTCCATGAGCATAACCCGAAGGACTATCTGACGATGCAGACACGCTTTTCTCACACGCCTAACAAGGAAGTGAAGTGTGAGCGTTGGGAACAGTTCATATCGGAAGTATGCAACGGTAGAGCTGATAAGATTGATTACCTCAATCGTGCATTAGGCTACTCGTTGCTTGGCAGGGCTAACGAAGAATGTATGTTTATCCTTTACGGTAAGACGACCAGGAACGGCAAGAGCACCCTGCTGAATACCGTAGAGCGTATGTTAGGATCGTATGCTACCGCAGCCCCCGTAGGCATTATATGCCGTAACGGTGCATCGGTGAGTACAGAGCAGGCATCACCCGTACTCGCATCACTTAAAGGCCGTAGGTTTGTAACAATGGCTGAATCCGCAGAGTACGGTAAGTTCGACGAAGAAAAGATTAAGCAGATTACGGGCGGTGAAGCAATAACCGCAAGAGCGTTGTTTTCAGCACCCGTAACTTTTATACCGCAATTCACTATTTGGTTATCGTGTAACGACTTGCCGGAAGTGTCTGATAAATCCCTTTTTAACTCGGAGCGTTTGAGGGTTATCTCGTTCGATAGGCACTTTGCCGATAGCGAGCAGGATAAGACTTTGAAGAATCAGTTTGAGCAGGAAGAAAACATGAGCGGGATCTTCAATTGGCTTGTATACGGCTATCAGCAATACGAGCAGAGGGGATTAGCTATGAGTAACGATATGCAGACTATCATATCAGCTTACGAGAGCGAGAACGACGATGTAGGCATCTTCCTGGAGCGTAATTCTGTAAGAGGCGAGTACGAGATTACGGCTGCCGACTTGTATAGGCACTTCATATCGTGGACGAAGCAAAATCATGGGCGTATATTGCCGTCAAAGCGGTTTGTAAACGAAATGGCAAGACACCCTGAATTCTACGATATGTGCATCAACGAGCCTTCAGGAAGGGTATATAAGGGGCTATCGCTTAAATCAATAGTAGGGGGTGAGTAAATGAAGTGGTTATGCGAGAAAACGAAGCGTAAGAAGTATCTACGGTGTCCGTTGTGTAAGGCTTGTGAGATCGTGGATTTGAACGAAGAAGCACCTACGACTTGCCGATGCGGTACGACTTTAGACGGCGAAGCTGAAAGCACCTGGGTAAGCGACTTAATGAGGGAGTGCGGACATGGGTAAGTGGTATATAGACCGTTATCGGGCTACGAGGGTTTATATCGAGTGTCCTGCTTGCAATACGGGCATCATACGATTTGCGAGAGATCCCATACCCGATGCGTGTCCGGTTTGCGGAAGTGAGAATGAAGGTGGCGGGTATCTGAATATAAAGGAAGGTGCTAAATGACAATACATACCATAGACGATCTGAAGATGCGTCAAGCGTTACCCCTCGATGTTAAAGTGAGAATGACACAACAGAGAATTCGAGAGTGGGTAAATGAATTCGGTATAGACGGCGTTTATGTATCGTTTTCAGGTGGTAAGGATAGCACCGTATTGCTTCACATAGCAAGGGAGATTTATCCCGATATGAGAGCCGTTTTTGTAGATACGGGGTTGGAATATCCCGAAATCAGAGAGTTTGTTAAGACTTTTGATAATGTGGAATGGTTAAAGCCGACAATGACCTTTAAGCAGGTTATCGAAAAGTACGGTTATCCGTTTATCAGTAAAGAAGTTGCTGAATGTGTCTATGGGGCAAGAAAATACTTGACAGAGTTAAACAACTCGTTCATGCTCGGTAGAGCAGAGCAGAGCAGAGCAGAGCAGAGCAGAGCAGAGCAGAGCAGAGCGTTAAGTACGCTTACCGATACGAAAAGTTATGCGGAATTGGTAGATATGCTCAAACGAAAAATGCGAAATCGAGAAGGCGGTGCGAATCAGAGGCTTCTAATAATGTTGGGGGAGCTTCCATCGAAGTCAAAGACGGGGATTATCCCTGACAAATCATTATTCAATCAGAAAAAGTACAAGTTCTTCCTGGAAGCACCTTTTGAAATATCAAACAAGTGTTGTAATGTTATGAAGAAAGCCCCTGCTCATAAGTACGGTAAAGAAACGGGTAGAGTACCGATCCTTGCGACTATGGCTGAAGAAAGCCGTTTAAGAACGCAAAAGTGGCTACAAAACGGTTGTAATGGCTTTGAAATGAAATCCCCCGTAAGTACACCTATGGCGTTTTGGAGAGAGCAAGATGTTCTGAAATACATTCAGCAGAATAACATTAAGATTTGCTCGGTTTACGGCGATATAGTACCGGATTACGAAGGTGAGGATCAATTAAGCGGTCAAATAGATATATGCGACTTGGGCTTATCAGACGATACCAGGAAGTTGAAAACTACGGGTTGCGATAGAACGGGTTGTATGTTTTGCGGATTTGGGTGTCATGTAGAGAAGGAAAGCCGATTTGTCCGTATGAAGCAGACACACCCGAAACAGTACGATTACATCATGCGTCCGAAAGAGCAGGGTGGACTTAATTACAAAGAAGTTATTGATTGGATAAACGAACACGGTAACTTGAACATTAAATATTAAGAAGGGAGAGAAGATATGCGAGCAATAGATGCAGACAAAGTAAAAGCCGAATCGAGAGAACATTGTAAGACTTGTATCTTAAACGGCACAAAGCGTTGTGATAAGACTTGTGTAATCAATCTGATATGTGATCGTTTAGACTTGCAACCGACTATTGAAGAAAGAAAGCAAGGCAAGTGGATTTTTAGCAGATGCGATAAGTGCGGTGCATATCACGACGGTAAGTATCGTAATTATTGTCCTAATTGTGGTGCAGACATGAGAGGTAACAAATGACTAACAGAGAATATATCGTTAAGCTTTTATCAGAAGAAGATTTTATTGACGACGGTGGTACAAGCTATGAAGCACTCGTACACTATAACATCAGTTGTCCGTACACTTGTGGAGATAGCAGAGCACATTGTCATAACAAGCCCCTGGATTATACAAATAGGAAAGTATGCGTTGCTTGCAAAATGGAATGGTTAGAGAGCGAGGTTGACGAATGAACATTCACGACTATCTCAAACGAGAAGAATTAAGCATCGTGCATCTGAAGGGTACATGGGATAAGCGTACTCGTATTTGGAAGTACGAGGGTATGTGCCGGAATAGTG